CCTTCTACGAATTTTCCGTATCCATATGTTGCTATGAAGATCTCTGTTGATCCTGTATCAGTTCCTGCACCTAATGGAGCAGATTCCGTATTGAACCAATCTAAGGTGTAATCTATCTGAACAAATAACTGCGAATCAGGAGAGTTAAATACGATTGAATCGTTATGCAACTTAGAGATCCGATTGATAAACTCATTCTCTAGTAAAGGAGCAATATCTGCCGTAGGATAAAAATCAACGAATCCAGAAGATCTGTTAATGGTATATATCGGTGTTGAAGGTCTTGCAGTCTTCTCACCACTCCATGCATATATCTCTAACTGCATCACATCAAGTCTGTCTCTGTTAGATCCATCCCATGTAAAAAACAGAGGTGATCTTGCGGCTACTAAGCCTTGTGGACTAATTACTGCCATCTTTGTATTGTTCGTTTAATTTGTCTATTGTGAAATCTAGGAATTCCTCTACATCTAGAGCATAAGCCTCTACTATCTCATTCGGTAGTTTCTGATATCCTAACTGAAATGGTCTGGAATAAAAATTAGAAGCAGGTATTCCCTTCTTACCAATGCTCTTGACTATAGCCCAAGCAGTTTGATCATAAGTCTGGAACTTACCTTTGTTGCTTCTGAATTGTATCCTGCGATCTTCTACCCATTTCCTGAGCGGTGAGAATGGTGGATTCTTTCCTGCCTTCCTTCCCTTATCTACCCACTCACCATATTCATTCATCAGGAAGTCAAACTCAAAAGAGTTCGGCATAGCCTTCAAATCATAATCTAGAGATTCATATAGGCTATTAGTTACATTCTTCTTCTTTCTAGTAAGGTTCTTTCTTGACTCCTTTACCAGATACTTTCCGAACTTATCTAATACTCTCTTTGTATTCTCTCCATTCATCTAGCAGATGTTATTGGGGTTTATAGCCTCTATCTGAAGAGTTGCTTTCCATCCACATATATTAGATTCCATATCCTCATCAAAAGGCTCTGCAACAGGATCGTTAATCAATCTGAAATAAGCATCATATTCTGATCCTCTTCTGAATGTAGCTAGGATCTCAGATATCGCTGCAAGTGTTCTATGATACACATCCTGCTTCATCATATTCCCCTCATATAGATCCTTCGCTTCTTTGCTATAATCTACTATATCCATTACTAGAAGATCAAACTCATAGGTAATGGTTCTCTCTCCTAATACTGCTGATCCTGTCATCACATGAGCAATAGGAAACATATCCTGCTTCCTGAAATCTAGATCAAAGATATCTCCCCAAGTTACTTGGTTGATCTGATCATTTGCTGATGCAGCACTCTCAAGTGCTTCTGTAATTTGATAATATCCCTTCTTCATATAATTAAAAAACCCTATTCGCTAAAATAGGGATAAAAAAAGAGGAGATCCACCACAGACCTCCTCAACCAAACCATCTAGCGAACCACCACTAGATACCTAAATGTATTTCATCTTCTTCATCCTCGCATCTACAATCATAGTAATCTGGATCAGTACACTCTCCGCAAACTCCACAAGTGGTGTCTTGATAATACTGATGGCTTTCTAATTCCCAATCTAGATATCCCATTACTCAAAGAAGTTTATAATGTTAGTCAATGTGCATTCAAAACCAAATACCGCTGCTACTCTATGGCATTGGTTCAATGTTAGATCTAAGCAGTATCTGTTCTCCTTCAATCCTCTGATTAATGCAGTTGTAGAATATGGGTACTTAATCATCTCCTGATCTAATACCTTAACTGCCTCTGGGCTTAACTTATCATATAAATTCATGTCTCCTCTGATTATAGTTCAACTTCAATTCCTTCCTCCTTACACCATTGCTTATATTCAGCATTAGCCTCATCCCAAGTATCAGCAATGAATTCTGCTCCTGTCTCTGGGCAGGTAACAATGATCTGAACATTCTCTCCTCTATGCCATGCATAGTCTGCAATCCCAATAGTATAGTCATGCATCTCTGACCACATCCAGATATATCCTGAATTCTCATTATAGCCTACCTCCGCACATTGTAGATCATAGTCTAATTCTAATGCTTTTGCTAACACATCCTGAAGGATTATGTATTGTCCTGATGTTTTTAGATTTACTTTCATCTCTCTATCTCTTTTGATTTATTCAAAGATAGATATAATTTTTAATTGACAAAGAATTTTAATTACTTTTTTTCATTAAAGATTTCTCAACCTCATTCTTATCTATCTCATACTCCAGATAAGTGAGTGCAGTTCTTAGAGGTAACTCTGTTACTTTTTCAAATCGTAAGAGATCTCCTTGAGCAATTTGATGTACTGCTCCATACCATCCCCACTTCCTTGAGAAGTTAGATTGTGCATCATATCCTTCTTCTCCTCCTTCTCCAAAGATTGTAGGAAAGTTATCTGTAAGTTGGTTGCGATACGATAAAAAAAAAGCAGACAACCTAGAAAGATGTCAGCAGATAGATCCTGAAAGCCTAAGCCATCATGCACCTCTGGATCATAATTCTCAATGCTATGCCTTCCAAATACCTTCTTAGTAATAGGTCTATACAATACACCTAAAACCTTCTCAGCGTTCTTATATGGCTCTTTTAGGTATGTATCTAGATCAACATACTCTCCCATAGAGATATCTTCTATCTTAGGATGAAAGCCATACTCCCTCCCCTTGAATTGGAATGTCTTTATCAGGTTAGGCTTCTCAGATAATACTTCTCCTATTTGATTCCTGATCAGATCCAGATCCTTCTTCTTCATTCCTTCCTGTTGAGCAGGAGTCAATCCACAGAATTGATATAAAGCCATCTCATCACCATTCTCCTCATTAGCCATGAGTATGAACTTCTTGTATACAGATAACTTCACATCTGATAGATTCTCTGGAATCTCTATGCTAACGGATTGTGTATCTCCCATAATTAGGTTTGCTTAGTTTATTATATACCCCATATCTCAATGCATCAATGAGGTGATTGTATTTATCCTCTGGCTTATTCAATAGATTTCCGTTCTTATCCTCTAGCCATTTATAATTCTCCATCTCCTTCATGAGATTACTTCCTATGATATGGATCTTATATCTCTTCAACATATCAATCCCTGCATTAACAGAGTCTGCTCCCTTCTGAGTAGGTTTTATATTCCATCCCATTCTATGTAGTTCCTCTATACTCTTAGGTTCTGAGGAATCACCAAAGATCTCATCATATCTCCCTATATCTAGCTTCTGGAATTCTCTGTTCAGATCCTGATTAGTTAGGTTAGTTGAATATAGTAATTCCTGAAAGTAAAGATTATCTCCTTCCTGATAACATCCCACCAATGCAGAAGGATCATTAGTGAATCCAAAGTCAAGCCCAAAGGAAAGAAACTTAGCAGTAACAGGAATCTGTTGGATAGTTGTGAATTGGAACACCTGTGCTCTATTCGTTCCTCTCTCACCTAATCCATAGACTCTCCAATAATGCTCATCTGTTTGCTTTAGTCTCTCTATCTCATCTATGATAGTCTGATCTAGGAATGGATTATCTAGGTATGTCGTTTGATAGAAGTCTGCATCATCTCTTGGTATCACTCTATCATAGATCCAATGGAATGTATCTGAAGGATTGTAATCTAGAATGATCCTGCCGTTGGTACGGAATACGATTTGTTGCCAATCCTCAAAGGTCAATTCATTAGCCTCATTTAAGAATGCTAGATCTCTCTTCCTACCCCTGATCTTCTGTGGCTGATCCATAGATATGAACTCTACGAGATTGCCGTTTAGTATGTACTCTGAATTGGATTTGTTATGATTCTCCTCTCTATATAGATCTGATCCTTTTAGGATATCTAAGAAGTCCCTCATGACTGAGGAGCGAACCGCAGGGAAGGTCTTTCTAGCGATTGTAATAGTCTTACCTACATTCTCCCCACAATAGTAGAAGATAATCCATAAGAGGATGTTGTATGTCTTTCCAGAGCGAGTACCTCCCTGTTCTACTACTATCTTCTTATCTGATCTCTTAAGATGTCCGTAGACTTTATTAACTTGGATCTTGCTCATCCACTTCCTCTATCTGGAATGTCTTCAGCCCTTCATGGGCTATCTCTTGTCTCTCAACATATCCTCTCTTCTTACCTTTAGTCTTTAGATAGAAGATCGTGCTACTAGGATTACCTCCTTTAATCTGCTGATGTAATTGTGATTCTGCAAAGTCTAGAGCAACATTAGATAGATCATCTACTGCATCCTTATACTTCTCATCTTCTCTCATCCATCTATAGTGAGTCTCTCTTGAGATACCTACTGACTTACAGGCAGATGTTACAATACCTAGAGATTTCTCTAAAGCATCAATCATTGCCTTTTTTGTTATGTCATTATTTGCCATATTCAATATCTTATGTTATATTGCATTAATGTTATGCGATAGTAGTGTAATAGTAGCACATCTGGCATCCAGCTAGAAGGTGAGGTGCAAATCCATCCTATCGCTCTAAGGCCATATCTTTTTTAGGGTATGGCTTTTTCATTTCTAAGCACATAGGCTTCATTGTTTTATCTAAAGGATAGATATACTTATACTTCCCGCTCTTCTTTCTTTTAGGTAGTTTTTTATAGTTCTCTTTGCTAAGTTTCTCACTTGCTCCTCTATTATGAGTCCATTTACCTTTATAGAATACTTCTTCCCCACTACTTTCAGTCTCATCTACAAAATGCCAATTCGTAGCTTGATAGATTGTACCATAGTGATCCTGACCTTTATCAGCATATGATATTAAAAGTTTAGCAGTAGGACTATCTCTTTTTATTAGCTTCATAGCAATACTCATTGCTTTAGATGTACTCTCTTGTTTCCCATTAAGAGCCATTCTATTTAGTTCTAAATATTGACCATATCTTAATCCAAAAGGAGCACCCATGAAAGCACCTGCACCTCCGCCAAACAGAATAACTCCACACCATTCA